CTCCGTTCCGTAGGAGCGCGGACGCCCTCGTCCGCCCCCCTATTCTATGCGCTCGATCGCGGCCAACGATCGGTAGATCGGCATCCCGCGCTCTTGCGCCCTCCGCAGCTCGCGGTCGGCGCCGGGCGAGGGGCCGATGTAGTACAGGCCCTCACAGCAGTCGAGCCAGGCCAGCGAGAGGCGCATGATCGTCTCATAGTCCAGGTGGCGCTCCCAGCCCTCGGTCATCTTGTGGGGCACGAAGGGCAGGTGGCCGAGCTTCGCGATCTCGCGCCCGATGATGCAGGCGGTCATCACGTTGCCGATACGGGTGTCCCAGTCATCGCTGCTGTAGGGCCCGGCCACGTAGATGCGCATCGCCGTCCTCGCCTTGGAGGGGCCGCATGAGCCGCAGGCTCATCCGGCCCCCTATCGTTCACGTCGGGCCGGATGGCCTGCGGCCATGCGGCCCCTCCCAACGTCATCCCGCGCTCGCGTGATCCTCCAACAGCCCCGCCAGGCTCTTCGGGAGCCCGCGCACCATCTCTTCTCGCACCACGGTCACGCCGTCCGCGCTCTGTTGCTGCAGGCCGCCGGCACCACGATTCGACAACACCCAGGCGACGATTTGCAGCAGGGCCTCTTTGAGGTCGGCACCCTTCTCGGTCGAGTTCAGGGTCTCGGGCGCATAGCCGGCGATGTACTGCACGTGGATGGCGCGCCGGCCCAGGGGCCAGGTCCCGCCGACTCTCAGTAGCAGCCCCGCCTGGGCGTCGATCTGGTAGTCATCGACCTCGCTTAGCAAGAGGGCGGCTCCATCGGGGTCCTCGGTGACTGCCGTCACCTCCGTGATCGGGTATTGCCTCAAGGCAAGCTCCCGATCGTGGACCTCGACGTCGTAGTGCTCATCATGGCTCGCCTGGTCCAGCCGGCGCCGCGTGAAGCTGTTGGCGCGCGCGGTCGCGAGGCGGATGGCCTCCTCAACGAGGTCCTCATTCGCCGCGGCCTGCGGCACCCAGGCGGTCACGTCGTTGACGGTCAGTAACATCGGTCACTCCGCTACGGCGGTAGGGACGGTAAGGGCGTGACCGTCGTTTCCGTCGTTTCCGTCCTCACCATCATTACCGATCTCGGCCTACGCCGCCGGGAACCACTTCCAGCAGAGCATGAGCCGGATCGAGCTTCCGGCCGCCACGACCTCGCCCACGATGAAGACGTTGGCCCCGCTGCCGGTTGCCGCGATGAGCTCCCCGCCGGTCGTGGCCATCACTTCATCGCCCACGCTCGGCGCCGGGGTGCCGGGCATGAACCGCGTCTGCCCGGTTGTCTGCACGATCGCGGTTTCGTCCGCATCCGGCGCGTTCTGCAGAACGCCCGCGACCACGGCCGAACTCGTCTCGACCAGGGAGCACGTTGCTCCCTCATCCTCGGACACCGGGGTATACTGCGCCGCCTGGAGGTCTTCCCCGGCGGTGAGCTGGTAGAACTCCTTGGCCGGCCCCTCCGGCGTCTCGCCCAGGAGGATGTCGGCCAGGATCTTGTCCCCCTCATCGCCCGCCTCGCGCGCCCGGCCGATGATCTGCTGGCCGAGGCCATCGGTTGCGCCCGTTACCAGGCCATAGTCCCCGGACACCACCAGTTGATCGCCGTTGCTGACCGTTGCGGCCAGGGTCACATAGGTCCGTCCCCGGGTGATGATCCCGACCCGTCCATGCTGGTCCGCCGGCACCTTGATGATGCCCACCGCCTCGCCGCTCGGGGTCGCCACCTCGCAGTGCAGCGAGCCATCGCCCTGCTGCGCCACGCGGGCCTCATAGATTGTCAGGTCCTCGTCTGCCGTCCACCACTGGAGATCGCAGTTGTGCTCAGCGTTCAGGCTCATCGTCTGCCTCGCTCCTGTCGTTGGCCGCGCGGCGCTGCATGCGATCCTGCCTCGGGCGCTTGGCCCGGCGACCTTTCGGCGCCGCCTCGGGCTCGGGCGGTTTCCGCCGCGCCTGCTCCGGCCACAGAGTCCGTCTCGTAGGTATCTTCATCTCGCCCCCCTTCCCCCCCGTCCCCCTCTCCTTCCGGAGAGGGGGTCAGGGGGTGAGGCCTCGCTGGGCCGTCCGGCCCGCCACTTAGAAGTTGTAGCCCAACGCCGTGGTGTCTTCGGTCCCCAGGCCGTGCTTGAAATCCATGCGCACGGTCGTCACGATCTCGACGGCCTGCGCCCCGATGTGCGTGGCCCGCTCCAGCCGCGGAGCGCGGCGGAGGCCCTTGGCCCAGGCCGGCCGCCACACATAGAGCAGCGTGCCCTTGTTGTGCGGATCGCCCGTGTTCCAGTAGCCGTTGGCATCCACGTCCTCCCGGGTCTTCGGACAGAACACGACCGGGCAGTTGAACAGCGAGCCGACGGTGCCCCGGAGGATCGTCGCTTGCGGCCCCGCATCCGACACCCGGGTCATCACGAGCTGGTCGTTCACGTCGCGCAGCAGCGTGAGCAGGTTCACGCCGTGCGGGCCGGCGATCCACACGCAATTCTCCAGGTCCAGACCGTACTCGCCGGTCATGCCGCGCAGCGTGATGAAGTCATCGGCCGTGAACGTGGCGAGCGAGGCCACGGTGCTGTTGTCATACGCCAGCGCGCGCAGGCCCAGGAAGGCCTTGCGCCGATCGGCCGCGCTGGTGATGTCCTCATCCATGTGCGGCGAGGCCGTGTCCCCGTTGAGGATCGCATCGTCGATCCCGCGGGCCAGGCCCAGCTCGATCTTCCGCATCGCCCGGGCGAGGCACACCGGCGCGGCGTCCTCCTCGAACTCGTTCGAGAGGATCACCCGCGCCCCGATCTTCTTGGCGCTCAGCTCGATGTTGTTCGTGACCGGGCCGCTGTCGGCGATCAGGGTGTTGTAGGCGGTCAGGTCCACATTCTCCGCGACGAAGTACGTCGCGACATCTTCCGGCGTTTCGGTCGGGACGGTCAGCGTCTTGGCCGGCATTGGGATGTCGGGGAAGAGGGAGGCCACGCGGGTCGCATAGTCCACGCCCACGATCATCTGCTGGGCGAACGCGGTCGGTACCCACTCGGCCCCGGCATACTGCGTCTCGGTGTCCAGGGCGCGCTCCTGGCGCTCCATGAACTCCATCGCCATGCCGAGGGCCTTCGGCGTCCGCCGGGCGAAGCTGGTGGCCTTCACGTTCCGATGGCCCCGCACGTAGGACTCCAGGAGCGCCATGTTCCAGATGCGCGCGATGGGGTCCGGCAGCCGCGGCTCGATGGCCTCGGCGTCCAGGAGGTCCGGCGCGGCCGGCGCGGGCGGCGCGTTGCGCTCGGCTCGCTCCCGCGCGATCGCCTCGTTCAGGCGCGTCTCCCAGGCCGCCTCCCATGCCACGCGCTCCGTCGCGAGCCGGGCCTGGAGGTGCGGCTCCATCAGCGTTCCGATCTCCTCATCCGTCAGGCGGCTCTCCACCTCGCTGCGGATCGCCGCCCGTGCCTGCTCACTCAGTACCTGCTCCATGCCACAGTCCCTCCTCGCGCGACGCCTCGGCCGCGCGCTGTGATGTTTGCCTGGCGGCCCACAGGCCGCGTTCGATAGGAGGGGCCGCATGACGCTCCGCGTCATCCGGCCCGCCGTCTGCCTCCTCCCCTCCCGCCCCCGCATACAGCTCCTGCAGCGCCTCCAGCGCGGCCTTCACCTTGGCCTTGTTGGCGGCGCTGAGGACCTTCCCCTCGCGCGCCTGTCCGCCGGTCGCGATCTCCAGCAGGTCACTGATGGGATTCAGCGCCTGCTCGATCACCGCGGGGGATGGGGCTCCCCCGCCCTTCGCGATGTGGCGGGTCCAGTTGCGCAGTCCCTCGGCGGCTCCGGTCAGCCGCTTCAGATGCTCCATCGCCCGCGCCTCTTCGGCCTCGTCCGCCGAGCCCAGCATTCGTACCGGCGCGAGGCCCATCCCGCGCGCCATGCCGAAGACCGCGCCCGTGTCGGCGGGGATCGGCACGACGGAGATCTCCATCAGCGTGAGGTTGTCGCGCCACTCGAAGCCCGGGTTGCCGTCCGGCCCCTCCACCCACTCGCCGAACTCGTTGGCGTCGCCGAGCCGCGGGTTCCAGTTCCCGGCCGGCTGGCCATCCCAGGCCACGCTCGTAGTGCGCAGCCGGCGGCTCACGATCGCCTGCCACACGCGGGCCGCCAGCTCATCCTCCACGTCGAACTCCAGCCGCGCCCACAGGCCGTTGGCCTCGATCCGCACCTCGGCTGCGAGCCCGATGGGGATCTCCCACCACGAGTGGGCGAAGGTCACGATCGGGTTGGCCTGGTAGACCGGCAGGTTCCGCGCCCAGGCGGTCGGCAGGATGCGCTGTCCGTCGCGGGCCCATTGGTCGGTGCTCACCAGCCCCTCGACCGCGTGGCTCGCCTCGTCCAGGCCGAGCGGCTCGAAGCCGATGGCGCGCACATGCCCGAACGGCGGCGCGCCGTGGCTCCGGTACTCCTCCTCGGTCGGTACCCGCAGGTCCCTGGCCATGCCAGACCTCCTATAACGGCGGAAACGGAGGTAGCAACGGTAGAGGCGGGAACGACGGTGCGGCTCGTCAGGCGCTTCGGTCGTTACCGCCGTTACCTCCCCTACTCACCGCCGCCGTCAAAGACGGCGGCGGTGGTGCATCGGCAGTTGCACACATCCTTCGCCCCGAGGGCCGGATCGCCCGGCCCCTCGCACGCGGTGCCGTTGAGGTCAAAGCTCTCATCCCAGGTCCGCGTCTTCGCATCCATCCTCTCGTGGTGGCGATCTCCACTGCGCCCATCATCGATCGCCAGCCACTCCAGGCCCGTCGCGCCGGCCTGTCGGTCCGCTTCGCGGGCGGCCTCGTTCATCACGATGCCCGTCTCGGTGCGCGCGACATTCTCGGCGTACCCCTCGCGCCCGGCGCGCATCCACTCCTCCATCCGCTCG